CAAAGTTTATATGCAGATTTGATGGGAAGGAATGATATATGAACTTAAGAGATGAAGAAAAAACAGGAATATTTTTGAATGAGTTAGAAAACTTTTTTGAAATTTTAGACAAAGAATTAAAACAAATTGATATAGAAATTCAGAATAAAGAATTAGAAAGAGATGATCTACTACATGAAATTGAATTAGGAAATTTAAATGCGATTGAATTAAGTAGAATTTCTGGAAGATTGAGAAGGACTTTACAGGAACGTAGACAATTAAAAAATCATCGAGAATATGTATATACATTAAAGGGATTTGCAGACAAATTCATAACTAAAGGAATAATAGGAGATGCAAAACAATTAATAATAAATATTAAAAATTTAAATAAAGCAAGAAATGAAAGAAAATATACACCAAGAATTTTAAAAGATTTAAAAATTGGAAAATGGAAGAAAGAGAGTATGAAATAATATGAATTTAAAAGTTTATGAGTGTAGAATAGAACCAATTAAATTAACAAAATACAAAATAGAACAACTTGGAAGTAATACGGTAAAATCTAAAAAGAAAAAAGAATATGATTATTACATATGTGATTATTGTAAAGAAAAAATAATTTTATATAAAAATAAATTTGATAGAGATGGAGGAATAGCTAAATTTCCTATTTCTAGTTACAAAAAAATTGAATTAGCCCTTCATAACAAGTGTTTAAATCCAGTAAGAAAAATATTTAATCAAACATATAAGACTAATGTGTAGAGGTGTAATATGAGTTTTGAGAGAATAGAAGGAGAAAATGGAGTGTTTGAAGTGAGAAAAGTAAAACTCTTATACGAAATAATTCCTTTAGAAATAGGATATTTAAAGAAAAATTTAGATACAAATAAAATTGAAATTATAAAAAAGATTTAAGGAGAAAAGCAATGAAAAATAAAATAAAACTAGCAATATTAATAATAGTAATAATAAGTAGCTTATTTATATTAACAGGGTGTACAAGTAGTGTGAGCGAAACAGAAGGATTATTTGTGAAAATTAGTGATGAACAGTATTTTTATATTGTATATCAAAAGGATACAAAAGTTATGTATTCAGTAAGTAATTGGAATTATAATCGAGGAAATTTAACATTGTTGGTTGACACAGAAGGCAAACCACTATTATATGAAGGAGAGTAGTATGAGTATAAAAAGAAAATATTTAATACCAGAATGCTATATACAAAAAGAGGCATATTGTGATGAATGTAAAGAAAAGCTAATTGATACTGGAATCAGATTAATGTTAATGAGCTATCCAGCACAAATTCGAATGAAATGTCCAAAATGTAACAAACAATATGAGTTTTATGAAAATGATTTACAGGGGGAGTGGAAATGGAGAGAGATATAGAATTTAGAGGAAAAAGAAAAGATAATGGGCAATGGATACATGGAAATTTAATAATTGATGAAGATAGATATTATATATGTTTAGGCATAAATGAACATATAAAAAGAGATGATTACGAAGTCTATATGTTAGAAGTAATCCCAGAAACAGTAGGACAATATACAGGACTTAAAGATAAAAACGGAGTTAAGATATATGATGGAGATATTTTAGGATTTTATGATTTAAATGATGAAACAATAATATCTAAAGTTTATACATTTTCTGACACACCATTTTGTATAGATATTGAAAATGCTGATTACGATGTACAAACATTGGCATGGGCAATAAATGATAGGATAATATGGGATATTGAAGTAATAGGCAACATATATGATAATTCAGAATTATTATAGAAGGAGGAACAATGGAAAATAATATAGATAATAATAAGCCTTGCAGAAATGTTTTAAGTTATACAGTAGTATTTTATGATGAACCTCCAGAAGAAAACACATTTGGAAGTAATAGAATAGGTTATCAAATATTTTGGGACGATAAAGGAATAATGCAAGTTATAGAAATAGGAGCTTTTGGAGATGGTACATTAGTAGCTCAATATAACGATAGAAGAGGCAGAGGAATAACACTAGATGAAATGCTAGAAAATATAAAAGAAATATCAGAAATGACATACAAAGAATTTAAAGAAAAGATATTAAAGGAGAATATAGATGTCAAATAATATAGAAGAAATAGTTTATGCAATACGAAATAAAGAAGGTAAATTTGCTACATATGGAAGAAGTGAATTTAAAGATGGTTTGAGGTTTGCAAGATTATATAAAAGCAAAAAAACAGCATTAAAAAATTATTTTAATAATAGTGGAAATTATGAGAATTTGTATTTAGTTAAAATAAAAATTGAAAAGATAGAAGAAGAAAAACTTAATGCAGAAGAATTTTCAGAAAACAGAGGTGTTTTAGATGTCAAATAATATAGAAGAAGATATAGAGATAGTAGAAGAAAAGTTAAAAATATGGAAAGAAAATCCAGAAATAATGATACAACCAGAAAATTTTAAAGTTGTACAAGCATTAGAAAATATACTAAATGAATATAAGAAAATAAAACAAGAACATCAAGAAGCATACAGAAAAGCAAATAATTATTTATATTTTAAAGATAGTGCAGATTATGAAGTAGCTTTATATGAAGTAATAAGAAGTTTGAGACCAGATTTAAAAGAAAAATGGGATAAAGGCGAATATGACGATTTGCATTATATAGAGGAGGACTAAATGGAATTAGAAAAAGCTAAAAAATTATTAAATAATTATATAAAATATGCAAATGATGAAGCAATTTTTGAATATTCTTTTTTGGATATACCTGTTGCCATCGAAACAGTCTTACAAGCATTAGATAATAGTAAAAAACTAAATGAAAAACTAGAAGAAGAAAATAAAGAAATTAGAACTAAAAACAAATTTTTAAAAGAAGAAAACAATGTTTATGGAGAAAAAATTGTTGAACAACAATTAAAATTAGACAATAGTATAAGTAAAGATAAAGTAAAAGAAGAAATAAATAAAATAGAAACAAGAATTAGTTATGTAAAAACAGAAATCAGTAAAACTTTAAGAGAAAATGAAGAGGCAGGAACTGAAACAGAAATAGATATAAATGAACAATACATTGAACATTTAGAAATAGAACTTGAAGAATTAGAAATAACAAAAAGAATTTTGGAAGAATTATTGGAGGATAAGTAATATGATAACATATAGTATGTGGAAAGGTTTAACAGATTTTAGCTACTTTGATAAAAATTTAACAAGAATAGCTTGTTATTCATTTGCAACATTTTGTAGTTTATTTAGTATTCTTTTAGATATATTAACATCACCATTTCAAATAATAGGATTAATGATATTTTTAATAAGCAAAATAATTGAAAAGTAAAGGAGAAAAGATAATGCCAAAATTAGATTTAGGAAATTTAGATAGTATAATAGAAAATTTAAAAACATCAGAAGAAAATGTAACAAATATATTAGAAGAACAAAGTTCAACATTATTTCATACAAGAGATTATTATGAGGGAGAATTGAAAGTTTATAAAGATGTTATAACAATGCTATCAATATATAAAGATAAAAAGAATAGAAAGAGTGATGGTAATGAGTAGTTGGAAAAGTGAAGAAAGATATTTCGATATTTGTCCAATGTGTAATGGAAAAGAAGCTCAAAGAAAAATGATATTGCTAAAAAAAGCGAATACATGGGGACAAAAGAAATTAACTAGACTATGTTACAACTGTTATTTAAAAGTATTAGATTTTATAGGAATTAGTGATGTGAATTTAGATGGGAGTGATTTAATTGAGTGATAGAGTAAAAGGATTTGTAGTAGCTTTAGACAAAAATTATAGAGAAGAAGATATAGAAAAATAATAAAACCAATATATAATTTTAAAGCTAAAAATTAATATTAAAGGAAGTGAGATAATGAAAGCAATAAGTATATTAGTGTTATTAGGAATAATAACATTTTTCGGGAAAGCGACATTAGAGCAGAAAGAAAAAGGGGCATATTATATAGGAGCAATTATAACAACAATGACATTGATACCATTAGTATATATATTTATAAATTAGGAGGTACAGATGAATAAGGAAGAAATAATAAAAAGTAAGAAAGAACTAAAAGGGTATAAATATAATCAAACTTTGATACAAAGTAAAATAGAAGATTTAAAACGAAAGAAAGAAAAAATAAATAAATTAACTTCATCCTATGAAGGCTCAATTAAAGGTAGTAAAGAAATTCAAGATAAGTTCGCAGATGATTTGGCAGAAATATTAGATATAACAAAAGAAATTGATAACGATATAAAAAAACTAAAAGAAAAGAAAGAAAAAATAGAAAAGAAAATTGATAGTATTGAACAACCATACAAAAATATATTATACTTTAGATATATAAAAGGAGATAGTTTAACAGAAGTATCTAATAATATAGAAAAAAATTATGACTATACAAGAAAATTGCATAGAAAAGCATTAATAAAATATGGAGAAATTAAAGATGAATAATTATTATAGAGAAGATAATGAATATTTTGTATATATACATACTGTTCCAAATATGATGTGTTATGTTGGACTTTCAAAAAATCCAAAGCAAAGATGGAACAATGGCGAAGGATATAAAGATAACTCAAGATTTTATGAAGATATAAAAAAGTATGGTTGGAATAATATAGAACACGAAATTGTAGCCAGAACACATTATGGTTGGATTGCAAGAAATATTGAAAAAGATCTAATAAGTAAATTTAAGAAATATAACAAGTGTTATAATTTGGTAAATGAAAGAAAAAAAGAAAATATAAGTATTAAAAAAGTACCTTTAAAAAAAGTTGGTAAATATGATAAAAATAATAATTTAATTGCAATATATAAATCAGCAAAAGAAGCTAGTAATAATTCAACACTAAATAAAGAAAATTATGTTAGTGCAGAGAATATTCAATCATGTTGCAGAGGAAAAACAAAAACTTCAGGAGGATTTATTTGGAAATATTTAAATTAGTGCACAAAAAGACCGGACAAGACACAATAAAATGTGATATATAATATAATAGAAATTTAAAAGAAAGGGTTATTATTCTTCATCGAAGTAATCCTTTCTGTATACTCTAAAACGTTAACGAATTAACATGAATTGTTATAAAAAATATAAAAAACGTTAACGAATTAGCATAAAATAGAATAATATAGAACAAAAATCATTGACAACTAGCAATAAAAACAGTATAATAAATATATGTATAACAAAATGTTATACATTTGATTAAACAATAAAATAATAATATAAAATCAATTCTTTTATCTTATTAAATTATTCATTGTTTAATCTCCTTTCTAATTAGAAAGATAATTCGTTGTAGAAAAGAAGATAAAAAAAAGACTAGAGGTGCGAACTCTAGTCTTTTTGCATTAGTCAAACATCTTAAGAATTAAGTATATTATGACTAGTGCGATAATTCGTTGTAGATTTTTCATATTTCCTCCTTTCCGAAGAAGATAAAAAGAAAGGGAGATATGTAGAAGACAAAATTAATTTTAATATAAATTGAGTATAAAATCAATATGAACAGAAAAGATTATCAGAAATTGATAGTCTTTTTATTTTGAAAATTAATTACTAGAGTTAATTCTATAGATTGTATCTCCTTAAAATTTTTATATATCAGATAAAAAGTCAGCGATTCTAGTTAGCTGATTTTTTTAATTTTAGGAAGTGAAAGTATGGAAAAAAGAAAACAAATTGAACAATGCATGACAAGACAATGTGACTTTTGTAGAAGAAAAGGACAATGTGATAGAGAAATAGAGGAGGATAAAGACTATAGAACTAACACAAGAACAAATAAATAGCATAACTAATGCTTTTTATGAATTATCAGAAACGTTCAAAAAAATTTGGAAAGAGATAAAAGAAATTTTTATTAAATTTATAAATTCTATAGATTTCAATAAATTAAAAGCAATAAAAAAGTCACAAGGAATATTAAATAGAACAAAATCAAAAAGAATAAAGAAAAAGCAATTAAGTATCATATCTAAATTGCTCGAGTAGAGTAGGTGAGGTGAGATGCCAAATGAACAAAACTTAATACCATTTAATAAACGAACCGAGAGCGAACAGAGAGAATATGCCTCAAAAGGTGGAAAAAAATCAGGAGAAGTAAGACGTCAAAAAAAGAAGATGAAAGAAACAATGAATATGTTGCTTTCTCTTGAATTACCAGAGTCAGAAGGAAAAGAAAAACTAAAACAGATAGGACTTGAAGATGAAGATTTAAATGTTCAAACAGCAATATTAATGCAACAAGCTCAAAAAGCAATGGCAGGAAATTTAGATAGTGCAAAATTTGTAAAAGATGTATCAGATGATTTGGGATTAATAGAAACCGAGATTGAAGAAAGTAAATATAAAGTTGTAATACCTGCTAAAGATTTACCTCCAGCTTTTATAAATATCTATAGAGATATAATAAATCATAGATTTTTAGAATACCTTCTTGAAGGTGGAAGAGCTTCATTAAAATCGACTTTTGTTTCAGAAGTTGTAGAAGAATTATTAGAAAATAATCCTAAAATGTGTGCAATTATTATAAGAAGAAGAGCTAATACCTTAAGAGATTCTGTTTATGCACAAATTACTTGGGCATTAGATAAACTTAATGAAACTTATTTTACTTTATTAGAAGATTACAAAGAGCTAAAAACACCATTAGAAATAACAAAAAAATCAACAGGGCAAAAGATATATTTTAGAGGTACAGACGATCCAGCAACTATAAAATCGATAAAACCTCCACCTGGAATGTATATAGGAATAATATGGTATGAGGAAGCAGACCAATTACAAGGAATGAATGCTATTAGAAAAATTAATCAATCTATTGTAAGAGGTGGAAATGATTTTTGGATTTTTTATACCTACAATACTCCTAAAAGTAAAAATCATTGGATTAATAAAGAAAAAAGAAAAATAAAGAAAAATAGAATCGTACATAAGTCTGACTATACTCAAGCACCAATTGAGTGGATAGGTCAGGCTTTTATAGATGAAGCAGAATTTATTAAAGAAACATCTCCTAATACATATGAAAATGAATATTTGGGAAATGAAACAGGAGATGGAGGAAGTGTATTTGAGAATTTAGAAATTAGAGAAATAACAGATAAGGAAATAGAAGGATTTGACAGAATATATAGAGGTATTGATTGGGGCTGGTATCCTGATCCATTTCATTATTCAAAAATGCATTTTGATGCAGCTAGAAGAACTCTATATATTTTTGATGAATACAGATGTAACAAAAAATCTAATTCAACAACATGGAAAGTATTACATGAAGAAAAAGGTGTTGAAACAGATGACTTAATAACAGCAGATTCAGCAGAAGAAAAATCAGTAGGAGATTATAAAAGTTATGGCTCATTAATTAGAGGAGCAGAAAAAGGGCCAGGAAGTGTTGAATATAGTATGAAATGGTTAGCAGGATTAGCAAAAATAGTAATAGATCCAATTAGATGCCCTAAAACAACAGAAGAATTTGAAAGTTATGAGTTAGAACAAGATAAAGACGGTAATTATATAACAGGTTATCCAGATAGAGATAATCACAGTATAGATTCAGTAAGATATGCACTTGAAAGAATATGGAAAAGGAGAGGTCAATAGATGTTTAGTACAGTAGTAGGCTGGATTAAGTCTATAATAGATAAATTACTTTTAAAAGATAGCGATTCAAAGAATATAAGTAAAGATATTCCAGTATCAGATGAAATGAAACAATCAATAGATTTATGGGAAAAAATGTACAAAGGACAAGCTCCTTGGATAAATGACGATGTCAAAAGTTTAAATTTAGAGGCAGATATATGTACAGAATTTGCAAGATTAATTATGTTAGAGCATAAGTCGGAATTAACTGGTAGTACTAAATCAGAATACATATATAAAGAATACAAGAAAGTACTTAAAGAATTAAAAGATAGTAAATTAGAATTAATGTTAGCAACTGGAGGTCTAGTATTAAAGCCATATGTTAATAATAAAAAGTTATGTACTGATATAATACAAGTAAACAAATTTATTCCTTTAAGTTTTAATTCTAATGGTATAGTAACTTCTGGTATAGGTATAGCTCAAAACACTATTGGAAAAATAATACATACAAGATTAGAACATCATGTATTTAATGAAGGATTAAGAACACATACGATATATAATAGATGTTATGAGAGTGATAATGAAAACGAACTAGGAAAAGAGATAAACATAAAGCAAACAATATGGAGCGATTTAGCACCAATTGCAACAATTGAACATGTTGACAGACCTCTATTTGTATATATTAAAGTTCCTTTAGCAAATAATATTGATACAGAAAGTCCTTTAGGCGTATCTATTTTTTCAAGAGCAGTAGATAAGATAAAAAAAGCGGATATTCAATATGGTAGAGTAGATTGGGAATATGAAGCATCAGAAAAAGCCGTTATGGTAGATGAGTTAGCTTTAAGAGAAAGTGATGGAAAAACACCTTTAAAAAATACTATAGATAAATTAAAAGATAGAATGTACAAAACATTTAATACAGATAAAAATGATTTTTACAAAGAATATTCACCAGAAATTAGGGATGAAGCTTATTGGCGAGGTTTAAATAGACATTTAGAAAGAATAGAATTTAGTTGTCAGCTAGCTTATGGAACTTTATCGGAACCAACATATTCTGATAAAACAGCAGAAGAAATAAAAACAAGTAAACAAAGATCTTTTTCTGCTGTATCTAAATTACAAGAAAATTTACAAACAGCATTAGAGCATTTAGTTTATATTTATGATGTCTTAACATCGTTATATAAATTAGCACCAGAAGGGAAAATAGAACAGTCTAATGAATGGGATGATAGTTTAATAGTTGATAGTGAATCAGAACAAAGAATAAGACAACAAGAAGTAAGAGAAGGTTTAAGGACAAAAGTAAGTTATTTGATGTATAGATATGGCTTTACAGAAGAACAAGCACGAAAAGAATTAGAAGCAATAAAACAAGAAAAAATAGAAGCCGAAAAAAGCCTCTTCAATCAACAAGAAGAATAGAGGTGATATGAATGTTATCACCAAATACTTTAGAATATATAGCAGATGATATATTAGATGTTTATAGTAGATTAAATGAAAGAATTATAGAAGATATTGCAAGAAGATTAGTAAATGCAGGAATAATGACAGAGTCAGCAAGATGGCAAATACAAATTGCTCAAGAAACAGGATTGTTGTACGACAATATTGTTAAGATGGTATCCGAAAATATGGAAGTCTCCCAAAAAGTTATTAAAGATATATTTGAAGAGGCAGCTATAGAAAGTTTAGAATTTGATGATAAAATATACAAAAGAGCAGGTTTAAATCCAATACCATTAATTCAAAGTCAAACAATGTTGCAGATTTTAAATGCTAGTTTAATAAAAACTAATGGACTTATTAATAACTTATGTATGACAACAGCATCTTCTGGACAAGAGTTATTCATACAAGCATTAGATGAAGCCTATATGGATATTTCAACTGGTGCATTTGATTATAATACAGCAATTTTTAATGCAATAGATAAAGCATCAAAAGATGGAATATATGTTTATTATCCATCTGGATATAGAGAAAAAATAGATGTTGCTATCAGAAAAAATATTGTTACTAGCATAGGTCAAACAACAGGGCAAATGCAAATTGAGAGGGCTAAAGAACTAGGCACAGACTTAATGGAAATAACAGCACATGAAGGAGCAAGACCTAAACATGAAATATGGCAAGGAAAGATAGTTAGTTTATCAGGAAAGAAAGGTTATTTAAGTTTAACAGATATAGGTTATGGAACAGTAACAGGATTTAAGGGGATCAATTGTAGACACGATTGGTTTCCTTTTTTTGAAGGCATAAGCGAAAGAGCTTATACTGATAAAGAATTAAAAGAATTAAATAATCAGACAGTAAGATACAATGGTGAAGATATAAAAATATATAATGCAAGA